GCCAGAGCGGGATGCTCTTTATCACGCTGCCCTCCGGCCGGAGACTCGCTTATGTGAAACCGCGCATCGGTGAAAACAAATTCGGCGGTCAGTGTATTACCTACGAGGGTGTCGGCGGCACGAAGAAATGGGAACGCCTCGATTCTTATGGTCCAAAATTTGTGGAAAATATCGTGCAGGCGACCAGCCGGGATATCCTGTGCTACGCCATGCAGACGCTTCGGAACTGCTCCATCGTTATGCACATTCACGATGAAGTGGTCATCGAAGCTGATCCGCGTATGTCTCTGCGGGCGGTCTGCGATCAGATGGGTAGAACCCCGCCTTGGGCGAAGGGGCTCTTGCTCCGCGCCGATGGGTACGAGACAGACTTTTATAAAAAAGATTGAGAAGTTTTCGGCCAAGGCAGGTTTTCGGCTCCATTGGGTAACAGAGGTGGACTAAAAGCCTGCCCGGAAAGGAGGTTCATAAATGAGTATCGATAAACGCAACGCTGAGGGCTACAATGACCCAACTGCCTATGAAGCCCTTACGCTGATTGAAAAAGAGGAACACGCGCTCCGCGCTTTCCGGCCAATCGTCTACATCTGCTCGCCGTATGCCGGTGACATCGACAGGAACGTTAAGGCCGCACAGAATTACAGTCGTTTTGCCGTGGACAAGGGCTATATCCCTATCGCGCCGCATCTGCTGTTCCCGCAGTTCATGAACGACACAGACCCGCAGGAGCGTGAGCTTGGGCTGTTCTTCGGAAACGCCCTCATGAGCAAATGCTCGGAGGTTTGGGTGTTCGGCAGCTTCATTTCTCCCGGCATGCAGGCGGAAATCAAAAGAGCCAGGTGGAAAAACTACCGTCTGCGTTATTTCACAAAAGAATTGGAGGAGGTCCGCGAATGAACGCAATTACAGCTATACCGACAGAGTATAAAGGCTACCGCTTCCGCTCAAGGCTGGAAGCAAGATGGGCGGTTTTCTTTGACGCCTGCGGAGTGAAATGGGAATATGAGCCGGAGGGATTCGCGCTCCCGAACGGTCAGTTCTATCTCCCGGATTTTCTGCTCCACGGCTGTGATGGAAGAAGCCCGGAAGATCTTTATGTCGAGGTCAAAGGCAAAATGACGGAATCGGACGCGGAGAAGATTCGACAGTTTAGCGGAATCAGCAACCTTGATTCTCTTGAAATCAAGAACCCTATCCTCGTTGTAGCCGGGATTCCCGACGGAAACGATATTACTGATATTGAAGAGTTCTGTCAGGAATTGGGCTATCATGGATTTCCGGGTATCAAGCACGGACCGTACCCGTTCAACTTTGAAACGATAGACGGCGACTACTTTGTAGCGCACCCTGGTATTAACAAAAAAGGTCGATTCGAGCTGTTCGGTGATGACGGCAATTATACTTATGACCGTGATGACGCAGCGACCCTTCACGCCTTTAAGCTGGCAAGGCAGGCACGGTTTGAACACGGCGAAACGCCGCATTTCGCAGACAGGAGGAGGTAATCAATCATGCGTGAATTAAAGATTGCGCTCGGCAACTCCCGTCAGGCAAAGTTCTGGTCAAACAAGACTATGTCCTTCGACGACATATGCGACCGGCTGAAAACGCCGATACGCACGACGGAAACGGCGGAAGAATACGCCAAGTTGCCGAAACCTAAGCGCGACGAGATCAAGGATAAGGGTGGCTTCGTTGGTGGTCATTTGAGGGACAACCTCCGCAAGGTTGGAAACGTCTCCTGCCGCTCGCTGTGGACGCCTGACGTTGATAACGCAACGCCTGAGTTTATCGCGGCACTGGATAAGAAGCTGACCTTTAAGTGCGCGGTATACTCCACGCACAGCCATACGCCGGAAGCGCCTCGTCTCCGTATTGTTGCTCCATTTTCGCGTGATGTTTCCGCAGATGAGTTCGTTGCGATTTCTCGCTATATGGCCGCCAACATCGGCATCGACATGTTTGACGAGTGCTCCTTTATCCCGAATCAACTTATGTACTGGCCGACCTGCCCGACCAACGGAGAATACCTCTGTGAATTTTTCGACGGCGAACTGCTCGACCCGGATGCAATTCTGGAGGCACATCCAAACTGGCGGGATTGTTCTTTGCTGCCTACTACATCGAGAGAAAGCAGGGTTAGCAAGCCAAGTCAGCAAAAACAGGAGGACCCGCTTGCAAAAACTGGTGTGGTTGGAGCTTTCTGCCGCGCCTACAGTATCACCGCCGTCATCGATACGTTCCTCACTGACATCTATGCGCCGTCCGTTACGGAAGGCCGCTACGATTACATTCCGGGTGAAAGCAGTGCCGGTGTTGTTATCTACGATGACAAGTTCGCTTACAGCCATCACGCCACCGACCCAGCCTGCGGCAAACTGCTCAACGCCTTTGACCTCGTCCGCACTCACAAATTCGGCGATGATGATGAGAAAAAGTCCTTCTCCGCCATGATGGATTTTGCGGTCAAAGATGAGCGCGTGAGCGCCCTGCTCCTGCAGGAAAAGCAAGCGGCAGCGGCGGCGGAGTTCGAGGACTGGACCCGGGCGCTCCAGCGCGACCGTGGTGGCGTACTGCAGAACAGCCTGCATAACATCACACTTATCATGGAAAACGACGACAACCTCAAGGGCATCTGCTTCAATCAACTGGCGGACGGCATGGAGATCAAAGGCGAGGTGCCGTGGCAACACCCGGCGAGGTTCTGGCGAGACGCGGACGACGCGCAGCTCATCTGCTACGTGGACGCCAACTATGGCACATTCTCGGCACGCAATTATCAGATCGCTGTTTCCAAGGTTGCTGATGACCGCTCCTATCACCCAATCCGCGAGTATCTCGCTTCGCTGCCGTCGTGGGACGGTATAAAGCGCGCCGAAACCATCCTCATCGATTATCTCGGCGCTGATGACAACAACTATGTCCGGGCTGTAACAAGAAAAACCCTCTGCGGTGCCGTTAGCCGGGTACAACACCCAGGCATCAAATTCGACTACATTCCCGTGCTGAACGGTCCACAGGGCATCGGTAAATCAACGCTCATAGCCAAGCTCGGCGGCGAATGGTATTCGGACAGTGTGTCCCTCACGGATATGAATGACAAGACTGCCGCTGAAAAACTGCAGGGTTATTGGATTCTTGAGATCGGCGAACTGGCGGGTATGAAAAAGGCCGACATCGACAAGGTCAAGGCGTTCATTTCCCGGCAGGACGACAAGTACCGCGCATCCTTCGGCCGCCGCGTCACGCCGCATCTGCGGCAGTGTGTCATTTTCGGCACGACCAACTCGCAGAACGGCTATCTGCGCGACATCACCGGCAACCGCCGCTTCTGGACGGTCAAGACTCCCGGAACGGGAAGAATGAAGCCGTGGCAACTCACCAAAGAGAATGTGGAGCAGATATGGGCGGAGGTGCTGGTTCTCGTCGATGACGGTGAAAAACTCTATCTTGACAGCGACCTTGAAGCCTGCTCTCAGGTTGAACAGGCGTCCGCGATGGAACAGGACGACCGCGAAGGGCTGGTCAGCGCCTATCTAAATTTGCCCCTGCCGGAGAATTGGGACCGCATGGACGTTTACGCGCGACAGGAATATGTCAGCGATCCTGACCGCCCCACTCAGCCGGAAGGCACCGTGGCCCGTACCAGCGTCAGCAATCTGGAGATTTGGTGTGAATGCTTTGGTAAACGCAAGGAGGATATCAAGCCATCCGACTCCTACGCAATCGCCGCGATCATGCTGCGCATTGAGGGCTGGCGGAAAAGCAACGAGCGCGAAACACAGCCCATCTACGGCAGGCAGCGTTTGTATAAGCGCGAATGAGCGTAGTGGCGGACAACCTCGCGGGACAAGTGGTAAAGGTTGTCCCTGTCCCGGAGGCTGTCCATTGTTCAAAGGCCAAGAAATCAAAGAAAAATGGCAATTTTCGGACAGGTGGATAACATTTTCTATATAGTACAAAAACACATGAAAATTATTAGGTAAAGGTGTCCTGTCCGTGCGTATTACGCGCGTATAGGAAAAAGTGGGCCACCTGTCCAAGGGAGGATATCATATGAGAGAAAAACAAACCGAGCAAAAACTCTCAGATGCCGTAAAAAACATGGGAGGCATCGCGCCGAAGCTCGTATGCCCAGGCATTGATGGCATGCCGGATCGCATCGTCCTTTTACCGGGTGGCCGTATGGCTTTCGTGGAAGTCAAAGCTCCCGGCAAGGTGCCGCGCCCTTTGCAGGAAGCCAGACACCGGATGCTGCAAAAGCTGGGCTTCAAAGTTTATGTGTTGGACGACGCCGGTCAGATTGGAGGGATTCTTGATGAAATACGAGCCACATAACTACCAGGCCTTTGCCATCGACTACATAGTGACGCACCCCATCGCGGCAGTCCTGCTTGATATGGGTTTAGGAAAAACGAGCATCACGCTGACCGCCATTCTGGACCTGCTGTTTGACAGCTTCGTGGCTCACCGTGTTCTGGTCATCGCGCCTCTGCGTGTGGCCCGAGATACCTGGCCGGCAGAAATCCAAAAATGGGACCATCTGTCGCTGTTGACTTACACAGTGGCGGTTGGAAACGAGGCAGAACGCAAAGCGGCACTCCTGCAGCAGACGGACATTTGCATTATCAACAGAGAGAACGTCCAGTGGCTCATCGAAGACAGCGGTTTGCCCTTTGACTTCGATACCGTGGTAGTCGATGAGTTGTCGTCCTTCAAAAGCTATCAGGCAAAACGATTCCGGGCGTTAATGAAGGTCCGCCCCAAGGTTATGCGCATCGTGGGACTTACCGGCACGCCTTCCGCAAACGGTCTCATGGACCTGTGGGCTGAATATCGGCTTCTGGACATGGGGCAGCGCCTCGGCCGCTTCATTGGGCAGTATCGCACCAACTACTTCATGCCGGACAAGCGGAACGGCCAGATCATCTACTCCTATAAGCCGCTGCCCGGTGCGGAAGCAGAGATTTACCGCCGCATTTCAGATATTACGATCTCCATGAAGTCGACGGATCACCTGAAGATGCCGGAGCTCATCAGCACCGAATGCGAAGTCCGCCTCTCTGATGAGGAGCAGAAACGATACGACGACCTGAAGGAAGATCTGGTCCTGCAGCTTCCGAGCGGCGACATCACAGCGGCCAACGCAGCATCTCTCTCCGGGAAGCTGTGCCAGATGGCCAATGGTGCAGTCTATGACGATGTTGGCGGCATAGTCCATATTCACGACCGCAAACTGGATGCGCTGGAGGATTTGATTGAGGCAGCAAACGGCAAGCCGGTGCTGGTGGCCTACTGGTTCAAGCACGATCTCGCCAGAATCTCTGAGCGGCTGCACAAACTCCACATCCCGTTCTCCCAGCTTGACACACCGGAGAGTATTCGCAGGTGGAACGCTGGCGAACTGCCTGTGGCGCTGGTGCATCCCGCCTCTGCCGGACATGGTCTTAACCTGCAGAGCG